TCTCCCTTGTGCCACCCAGATCAAAAGCCTCAACCGCTTCGTTCTTCCGATTTCGAAAGATGGCGAATCGCATGCCGAGCCGATCTAGTCGGCGGATCTCATTTTCGAAGCCATCCAGCGTCACCTTAAGCGCCTTGAAGGCCTCCCATACCCGCTTGCTGTCCACTTGGCGACGATGTACTCGTCCAAACTTCTTTGCCAGTGAGCCAGATAGAAGGATCGTGGTCATTGGATTGTAAGCAGCTGCAACGTCAGCCATGTTCTTCTCCGGGCACAAAAAAGCCCGCCGATGCGGGCCTGGGAATGCATTTAAATTGCCGTGGGGGATATATCAAAATTGTCGCCCGAAAGCGTGATACGACGCCTGACCGTCTCACCGGTTTTCACATCAACCTCGCGCTCAACCAAGCCCCAGCCACCGCATGCGGCGCTCGGCTTGATTCCAAGGATATGTTTTCCGGCTTTTACTCCAAACCGAGCTACCTCGCCTGAAGCGAATTCAGCTGCCAGGGTTCCATCAATGTACAGCCGGTAATTACAGCCAGATCCATATAGACCGCTGTCACGCGTGACGAGCAACTGCGACTCCGACTTGGCACTGAACGCATACAGGCGGTTACTCGGAACCGGATCAGCCTTATCCGCTGGCACCGGCGAAGTCGCACACCCCGCCAACAGCGCTACCGCCAGCGCTCCTACGATCACTTTCATGCAGGTCACTCCTGTGGGAAAGGGTGCACTGTAGCGCGGTACTGTCCAGGCATCCAGTGTGGATGGAATGCCAGTAGCAGTTGCATGCTTTGCCATAGTAGCGTTCAGACACTATCACGCACGGGGTATCCCCCAAATTGAGAGTCGCATATGTTGCCTATTGACGAAATGATCGAGCAAACGGAAATTCAAGACGGCGTTAACACCGCCGTGATCAGTATTATTCAAGTGCTTGCATGCGCAATCGCCGCAAAATTGCCAGAAGGAAAACAGTGGACATTTCAGGCTGCTCTTCAGGATGTCGCTGGTGATGAGGAGCTAACTGGTGAGCTTTCTGAAAACGGGAAGCAAGCGTTCAATCATGTGGCAAACAATGTTGCGTCAGCCGTTGAGAACTTTTTGAGCCGTAATCAAGGCTAGAGGATTCCCAGTCCTTTGCCTGCAAGCCCAAGGACCGGGATTGCGCCAATTTCGGCGCGTTGGCGACCTAGGAGGTCAATGTGACAGAGCAGACAAACAACAGTATTCAGGGTGCGTTTGATCTTGGAGTTTTGAGGGTCATCCAGAATATAGGAGGTACTTTTTACAAAGCCTCCAACAGCGCCGTAAGAAAAATCATCAAAGACCAGTTGGCGTATGCGAAGGGTCGGCCAAACTCTTCATGGACCGGACCCGGTGAAATTGCAGCGTTTGAAACTCCGTTTGAAGCCCTGGAGCAGGTGATCAAAGAGATTGACGAAGCGGAAGCTTTGGCTCGTTCGCAATAGCCCTTCTGATTATGTGCATGCAGTGAAGCTTTTCCCGCAGGTCATCTCTCCGATCTGCGGATTTTCTATCTGAACTCTTCATAAAATCTCCATCGGCTCAGCCGCATCAAGTGGTTGTTTGTGCATCTTTATGCCTGAGAATCAGGCGTGTTCGCTCAAGCCAGGGCCCACCGAAAACGATAACCTCGGATGGCCTGCCGTACAGGTGGTGCAGCAGGAAAGGCCCTGGGCCGAACGTCGCGGCATCCTCACCCGGCAACGACGGATCGGCGCCGAGAAAGATCCCGGCATGGTTCGGATAAACCGTCCGCCCCACTTCCATTACGATCATGTCGCCGCGCTGCGGCTGGTCGACCCGGTAGAAGCCAGCGGCCTGATAGTTCGCCTCGTACAGGCTGGTGTTGTCCTTGCTTTCCCACCAGCCGTCAGCACGTTTGAAGGCTTCGAACTCCAGCCCCCACTCGCGCTTGTACCAATCGGCGCAGACCTGCCAGCAGTCCCAGGCCCCGTGTACGAATGGGCGCTTGAGCAGCGGCACCTCACCGGACGGCATGACGGTGCGCAAGTCGCCCTCGGGCCAGCTCAGGATGTGCCACGGCATGGCCGTCGCCTCGCACATGGCCAGGTCGCGCGGTGACGGTCGGCTGGTGGCGTCCGGATGCGAGTGCACCACGCCGATCACTTCGCCAATATCTTCGGCCGTCGCGTATTCCTCCGGGTCAATTCGGAATTCCTCGTTCGGCTCGGTCGAGACGTTGCGGCATGGGTAGTACTGCTGCTTTCGGCCAACAGCCAGCAGCAGGCCACAGCACTCTTTCGGGTACTCGGCGGCCGCGTGAGCCTGGATCGCGTTCAAAATATGTTTGCGCATGTCAGCTCCTTGCGATCAGCGAAACGGCCGGGAAGCCACCGAACGGCAGAGGGTTGCCATCACCGAAGCGCGGGATGCAACCCTTGCCCAGCGTGGCGTCACACGCATCCAGTTCTGGGTTATCCGTGAGGTTCCCATCCTTGTCCCGATACGGGCCGGTGTAGCCGCAATTCGGGCCCCGGTAGCCGCCGGTGAGGCACCAGTGGCACAGAGTCGTAGCCTGCCGGCCGATGGACTCGTTACCGACATCGCCCGGGCTGGCAAGCTCCCAACTGACCGTTTCCCCGTCCTCGTTCGTTTTCTGGTCGATGTACCAGACCTCGATCGTTTCTTGGGTTGGATCTGCCGTTGGGTTGCCCGCCGGGAAGTTCACCGCGTCCAGGTACGTGCCCAGCGTGTGACGCATGGTCAGCTTGAACTCGAGCAGATCCTCGAACGCCAGACAGAGCGCAGTGATGCGGCCGTTGACGTTGCCGACCGACAGAGTGGGCCGAACGGCCGTGCCGTCCCCGTTCGCCTCGATTCCGTCGATCTGCATTGGCCAGGCGCTGTACTCGTTCCCCTGCCAGTAGATCGCCTTCGCCGGCAGCTGGTCCGCATCGTCGCCAGCGGCGATCAACTCGGCCGCCGTGTGCGGTATGGCGTGCCCATGGAAGCGCAAAACATCCGCGCCGTAATCCGTGCCGTCCAATTCAAAGAGCAGCACTTCGCTGCCAGGCTCAAGTACCTGGATGTCACTGATCAGCGGCATGATTGCCCCTTATGGTTGGAATGCCCGCTCGAACGTGGCGGTGAGTTTGAAGACGCCGCCGCCCATTGGTGTGGGAGCAGGATTTTTGCAGGTGAACAGGCCGAGCTCCCCGAGCGGTGTTGTCCAGAGAAACGCTTTCGCACCGGCGTGCTGGTCGAGGAACGCCATAATCTCTAGCACCTTGGCCTTCTGGCCGGCAAAGGTGATCGGGTAGGAGTCCTCTTTGTTGTTCGGGCCGTCACCGACGTTCTGCGCGTAGCCATTGCCGAACTTCGAGGAACGCACCCGATAGTTGATATCGGGCGTTTCCCCGCGCTCGGTTGGCCAGGTGAATTTCTCGATGGCCATCAGGCCCTCCCATTTGCATTTCGGAAGCTGGTACCGCCCGCGCGCCAAGAGTCGGCTACGGCCTTCTCGGCCACAGCCTGCATCTGCGATTGCAGGTTTCTCGACAGCGCCTGCTGGTCAATTTGCATGCCTTCGGAGCTGCGATCCTCGGTTACCACCGTCACCGGTGCGTTGATGCTGATTGCAGTACCGGATCCGCCTCCGGCCGCGATGACACCCAACTTGCCGCTGGAGGTTCTGGTCAGAGGCATGATTGCCTCCGGCCCGGCCTCACCCATAACGCCAGACTGGCCGCCGGCCATCCCGAAGGCGGTCGGCGTGCTAACGATGCTGTTGGTGAAGGCGCCCCCGTTGGCGAACATCTGCACCCCGGATGACCATGCACCACCCAGGGCCTGAGGAAAGTAGCTGCCGGAGTAGCCAGCCGAAGAAGCGCCGAGATTCGACGACGTTGCGCCAGCAGATCCATCCGCCAGCCCATTACCGCCGCCACCGCCAGTGAAGTAGCTGGTTGCGGCACCGACCAAGCTGCTCAGCAACGCCGAGCTGGCTTGCCGAGTCGCGATCCGCGCCATGTCCGCCAGAATCGACTTGGTGAAGTCAGCAAACGACAGTTTCCCGGTCATGGCGAAGTTGACGATCGCGTCTTCCATCGAGCTGAAGGCGTTGCCGAACAAGGTTTTCGTCTGGCCGGCAATATTGCTGGCCGAATCCAGATAATTGGCCCAGGCCGACGTCGCGCCTTTGGTCCAGTCACCTTGCGCTTTTTCCACATCCGCATAGTTCTGCCGGATCTGGTCAGTAGCGGCCTTGTTCGCGTCGGCGAGCGCCTGAGACTTACGGGCGAACTCTTCCTCCGACATGTTCCGCGAAGGATCGGATTTCTGATTGGCGAGCTCCAGCGATTGCTGAGCGAACCGGTCTTGCTGGCTGTTCAGTTCGTTGTTGAGCGCGTTCTGCCGATCGCCCTGGCCGACGCCGAGAACGGCGCGCTGCCCCGCCAGCTCCAAAGCCCGCTGCTGCTGGGCCAAGGCCTGAACGTAGGTCGTGATCGATCGCTCTTGTCGAGCAAGGCGGCCGGTCTCGTTCGTGGCCAGAATTTCGAGCTGGCTGTCAGCCTCTTTCTGCGCCTTGACCATCCCGGCTCGCGCATCGGCGATCTTCTGGTCGAGCTGAATGCTTTGCACAGCAGAAGTGGTTTTCTTCGCCTTGGCGGCTTCCAGTGCGGTGATTTCAGCCTCGTAGGCTGCGGTCACTTCATCGCGCTCGTTGCCGATCAGCGCTTCACGCTTCAGGGCATAGTCGGCCTGGGAAACGAGGCCGGCCTTCTGCGCCGCGTCCAGTTCCTTCTGAGCGTTTTTGTACTCCTCACTGATGGCCGCCAGATTGTTTTTGGCGTTGTTGAAACCGGTCAGATCGACCTGCGTACCAGCGGCTTTCGGATCCTTGAATTGGTCGTTGATGTTCGCCAGGTTCTTGTCGATTGCCGCCTGATTCAAGCGCGGATCGTTGGGTGCGACCTTGCGGATGTCTTCGAGCTGTCGCTTGTACTCCTTGATCGCTTCGGTGCGCTTCTGCTCATTCGTCCACGCAGATTTGGTCAGGGAATCGACCTTTCCCATAGCGGTAACGGCATCCTGCTGAGCCTTCGCCTGCTCACCTTCCCATTTGGCAATGTCAGCCTCTGCGGCCTTTTGATCCTCCAGCATGTTCAGGCGGTTACGCCGAAACTCGATGAGGGCATCCTTCGACTTTTGGCTTTGAAACAAGCCGTCCATGGATTCAGCTTCACGGAGATCGTTCTGTGCGGTCTCGATCTCTGCATTGATGTCGCGACGGCCGATGTTCTTCAGTCCATCAGCGGCGCGGGCTACTGCGTTGTAACCCTTTTCCCAGAAGCTCAGGTTCTCCAAGATCTTCGGCGTGCGTTGATTGATTGCATCAGCGTACTGCTCGGTCGCCAGTTTCACGGCGCCGGCATGATCGCCCTGCTTCTCCAGTGCGGCGATCTGCGAGTAAACAGACGCAGTCAGGTAGTGGTACTGCTCGTTCAACGCGGCGGACGCCTTGACTGGGTCGTCGGCGAGCTTGGTGAACTCCGCTACTGTCTCGCTTACGGCCTTGCCGGTTGCTTCCTGCATCGACACAGCGGCCTGGGTGATGCTGGTGAAGCTCTCACCCGCGATCTTGCCGTTGCCCGCCAAAAGCGCCAGAACCTCGGCCGCTTGCCCGGTAGTGCCGACCGTAGCGCTAACCTGGCGGGCCATGTCGCCCAGTTGCCCTGCGCTCACACCGGCAAAGTTACCGGTCAGGATGAGCGATTTGTTGTAGTTATCCTGCTCTTCGCTGCCCTTGTAGAAGGCGTAGGCCAAAACGCCAACCGCCGCAGTGGCTAGCGCAAGCGGCGCCAGCATCGCAAATAAGCCGGCGGCACCTTTGCCGGCGCCGGCGCCCAGCTGAGCCACCGCACGAACGCCACTGCCCCAGTCACCTGACGACAGCGCATTTCCCAACTGAACGACGTTTTCCTGAGCCTGGCGGGTGCCGAGACGCAGTTTGTCGAAGCCGGTGGTGGTTTTATTGAGCTTGTCGTAGTCCTTGTCGATCTTGCTCAGGGCGGTGTTGTACTCGTCCTGACTGATCCGGCCAGCATCCAGATGCTTACCCAGTTGCTCGACCTGGGTGTCCAGCTTCGCCAGCGCGGCGCGGGCAGGGTCAATGGCGCCCAGAAGGCTGTTCAGCGCCTTTTGCTCGTCCATGGCCGACTTGGCCAGAGCAACCTGCTGCTTGTCGAGCTGTGCCGAGATCTTCGCGGCCTCAGCCTCGCCATAAGCACCGGTTTTCGTCAGTTTTGCCAGCGCATCGCGTTGTTTCGCGAGATCCTGCGTGGTCTTGGCGCTGGTCGAAAGCGACTTCTCCAGCGCCTGCATTTCGTTCATCAGCGAAACGGCGGACTGCTCGGCCCGCCCGCCAGCTTTCGCCATATCATCAAGGCTGGTTTTTGCCTCGATTGCATCGGCCGAGTCGATCTTGATGCCGAGTTCGGAAATGTTCATCGACTCACCTTGAATAAGTGCCCGTGCTTACGGGCTGTTTTCCCTTTCCTCCGCCATGACGCGCAGGGCTTCGCCTTCCAGCACCTGCAGGTCAGGAAAGATTTCAGCGAGTTTCTTTTTCTTGATGCCGAGGAAGCCGGCAACGTCGCGGATGCAGTTGTAATCGAGACCGATCGGGCCACCGGAGCCGACCCGCCACTGCGTGGACATTCGGTTGAACAAGAGGAAGGCTGGCCAGTTGCATGGCCAGACCTCTACATCGTCACCCAACATATCGGCAGCCGTCAGCCCGAGGATGGCCAACTGCTCAGCAGAGGGCCCGCTTTCGTACAACGCCGCGGCTGCTTCCCTCAGTTTCCCAAGCGGGCCTGATTGAACGCGCTCTGATAGGCATTCACTACCGCTTCGGCGGTCCCCTGACACGACTTCACAAGGGCAAGGATGCTCTTGTCGTCGAACTTGTCATCGAAGCCCCATCCAGCGACCAAATCCTTGACCTGCTGAACTTGATACTCGGTTTCGGCAGCAACGACATCCGACAATGTGGTGCCATCCCCGAACCCCTCGCGCATTTCCTTCGCCTTCAAGTTCCACTCGTCAAACAGCGCGGCGAGTGCCGGGCGATCGCGATACTTAAAGGTGAACTCGATTGTCTCGGGCTCGCACCCGACGATGGGTATGTGGACGAGAGCCTTGAACGTAGGGTTCTGGGCGATCCTGATCTTTGCCATGGGAAGTCCTTATGCGCCGGCCAAATAGCGGAGCGAGCGAGCCGAAAGCCCGATGCTGATGGTGCGCGTCATTACGTTGTTGCGCTCCATCGTTGGATCGGGGGTGATGCTCACATAGCCTGGGTAGAGGATTTGATCGCCATTGCGCAACTTCATGCGCACGACGGCCAGCTCTTTGGTGTCATCGAAGCCTTCGACAGTCTCGACGTATTGAGCGGTCGGCTGATCCTCAACCACGATGGTGATCGTGGTCGGGTTGCGGTTGGTTGGAAACTGCTTGTCGTCGTCATCTTCCAGGTAGCCGACAGTTTGGTATTGCTGATCGCCGCCGGACGATGTGAAAGAGGTGACTTTCGAGATTTGCGTCCATCCAGATACCGGGATCACGGAGCCTGAACCTGCGCCGACAGTGAATTTGTCGGTATTGGTGGTGTTGAGACCAGCCAACGCAAAAGCATCGGCGGTTACGCCGGACGCCTTTACTGCGCGGTCATTGATCAGCGCCCAACCCGAGTTGATCAGCAAAACATCGCCGTTTTCGATGTCGTGCCCTACAGAAGCGGCGACCGGCGGTTTCGCATTGGTCAGGGCGGTGAAAGCGACGGCGGATCCCATAATGCTGGCGATCTCCAGCACAGCGCCGTTCGGCAGCGGAAAGCGTGCGGCCATGGTGTGTTTCCTCTTGAATGCCCGCCTGACGGCGGTAGGTTATGCCCCAGCGGGCGGTTGGTCTGCGACACCTGCGTAGGTGAAGCTGGTCGGGACCGTGTAGGTCGCCGACTCTGTGATAGTCGGCCCCTGATCTACCGGCTCAGTGATGAGGCCATCGAACCCGTTACGGGCCAACGGCGTGTCCACGCGAAAGAGCCGTGTCAGCTCTTCAACGAGAGTCTCGGCGGTGGCCATGGCCTGGGCAGATGGACAGACAATGCTGATCTGATAAACGCCGGTGTACTCATAGGCGTCGCCGCCGAGATAACGGCAGGTGGTGCTGGCTGGCAGCTGGAAGGCTCGCAGATATGTTTCAGATGGGCCTGGTGTAAATGGCTGATTCGAATAGGCCACTCGTATAGGACGCGCAGCCGACCACGCGACCAGCTTCGTTTCGATGGCCTGACGGGCGCGTGCGTGACTCATACCTGATTGTTCCTAATGGCCTCCTGCACGATCTGCTGGAAGCGGGCCACGGTTACCCGGACCATGCCGCTCGGGGCCTGGGTCGAGTGCCCGAACTCCAGCGGGATCGCATAGGGCAAGTTGTTGATGAGGTAGACCATTTGGCCGGCGGTGAAGTCGCTTATGGCGGCAACAAGGGCCGCGATGGTCTCGGCGCCGCTCGGGTCCACCTCGTCGAATGTGACGTTCTCGATAACACCGATGGACAGATGCCAGTTCGCCCGGAATCGGCCGCCGACGTAGTCCTTACCGGCGACCAAGCCGTTCACATTGAAGTTCTGATCGCGCTCGGTTTTGGTCAGGGGCTTGGCGTGCTTCACGCCGCGCTTCAGCTTCCCCGCCTTGGTGAAATTGCTTTCGTCCAAGTTGATCAGCGTGTTCCGCACGGCCACCTTGAAGTCGTAGTCGTCGGCCGCCCGGGTGTTCGCCTGGCGGTGAGCGACGTTCGCCGCCCAGATCTCGGGGTTACCCACGGGGGACATGCGGATCAGGCTGCTACCCAGCTCGATGATGATCTCGCGCACACTGGCGTCGATGGCTTCACTGGTTTGGGCCGCGAATTCGGCCAGGCTCAGGGCGAAGCTACCGGATTGGCCAGTGCCCGCTCTGCTCATGACCGCACCTGCAGCTCATACAGGATTGGGGTGCCGGCCGGGTTGACCTCCTTCAGCGGCGGCACAATGGACCAGGTGCGCCCCTGAATGATCACCTTGTTCAACAGGTCTGGCACCCACTCCAGTCCCTGCGCGGCGATCTTGAGTTTCTTGTCGCCCTGCTTGATGAGGCTGTTGTTCTGGAATTCCTGACCGGTGAAGTCGAGCAGGATGCCTTGGGCGGTCTGCTCTTTGGTGCTGTCAGGCGGTGCCGAACCGGTTTCCGGGTCGTACTCACCGACAGTCGTTGCGCGGATGGTAACCGGCTGGCCGAACTCTGTGATCATCTCCAGAGCCATCACGGCCATCTCGTCGTAGAAGGCCATGGTGGCTCCTGGTCAGCTATGCGCGGACGGCGAATAGGCCCCGCTTCTGTAGGTAATCAGCAAACTGCGTTGCGCTCGGCCGGTCAGGCGCCGCTGGCAGCAGCCGTCCGCTGGTGTTCGGGATCGTCGCGTATTCGCGAGTTACCGCGCCCTCGACTCGCTCCAGCGTCACCGCACCTTTGCGTTTCTCGATGGGGTCGACATCGTCGGTGTGGATCTCGGCAGCCAGCGCCATCTGGCCGTACTGGATCCGCGCCGGAAGGTAGTTGTCGGGCTTGATCTCGCGATCCAGTTCAACGCCACGGCGCGGCCAGGACAGGGCCTGCTCGCTGTTGGTCTTCCGCCCTTTCCACGTCATGCCATCCATCGCCAATGCGGCACGACGCAGCAGCGCCTCCTTTGCTGGCACTTCCGCCGGGATGACCACGCCGAACTTCACGGCGTACATGGCCAGGTCTTCGGCAGATGCGTAGCTTTCGGCGTCAGGCTTGCCGGTACCATCCTCGATAATAAGAGTCATGAATGAGCTCGCTGTGGTGTTCTGGATCGGATGCCACGTTACTGGGCACCCGGATTATTACGCCTTCGGAAGCTCAGCAACCGCCTTTTCCAGCGACTCTACCGACGCATTCGCTCGGTACGGCACTTTGGCAGCGTCGAGTTGCGCTTTGAGGCTTGCGATCTTCTCGGCACTGTCGGCCGGTTCCGCTGCTGCCTTCAAGCGTTCGACTTCAGCGCGGAGCGATTCAACCTCGCCCGCCAAGCTGTCACGTTCACCCGTGAGGGATTCAAAGCCCTCATGAATAGCTTTCAGCGCTCCGAACAGGCGAATCGGCAGTTCACCGGCGCCCGGGTGCTCCAGGTCCGAGAGACCTTCGGCGGCGTCGATCAGCAACACGATGCCGTCGCGCTCAGCATTCAGCTTATCGATCAGCTCTTGCAGCGCCGCGCCGTCATTGCTGTCGGCGATCAGCAGCACCGGTGCCGGTTCAACCTGCCGCACCGTCACCTCCGGCACGTCATCAGCCTCACCCTCGCGACTTTCGGTGATGCTCGCGTCGATGATGCGCAGGCCGTGTTCCTTCGCCAGCGCCTTCACGTCTTCCCGGTACTGGTGAAACGGTCCGGGCAGGTACCAGATTTTATTGCTCATGATTGCATCTCCGCCAAGCCGGGCACACGTCCCGGCTTGGACATCATGGGGTTACTTGGAGGCGTCACCGATCAGAGCAACACCGGCGGTGTGCTTGATGCTGGTAGCGGTCTTGTCCCAGTTGGTGCCGGTTGCCAGTTCGGCGTCGGTTGGCGACTTGCCACCGGTGGTGGTGTCCCAGGTGTAGCCCTTCAGGCCCAGGCCGAAGGTGTAATCGGTCTGGAGCGTGGTTTCGATACGCTCCTTGCCATTTGTGGTCTGGACGTTGCTGATGATGTCGCGGCCGTCATGGACCAGTGCAGCGCCCTGCACCAAGGACAGGATGATTTCTTTGTTCGGGGTACCGGCCTGCATCAACGCAGGGGCATCCGTCACAACGGAGATCTTGCCGAGGATGTCCACCACCCGAACGTTGCCCGCTTGGAACAGCTGCTGCTGGTTCGTCAGGTTCTGGCCGACCAGCTTGTGGTAGCTGGTGCCCTGCATCACCTGGGTGACCAGGTTCTGACTGGCGTCGCCAAACTTCGCATGCGCGTTGTTGAGGCCGGCGTAGCTGATACCTGCGGCAGCCGACACATCGTTGACTGCGGCAGCTTGGGCGGTGATCGCGGCAACGAGAGCGGCAATCGCAGTGTTCAGCTGATCCTTCAGCAGGATTTCGGCAAACGCGCGGCTCGCTACTTCGATACCTTGCGCGGTTGGACGCTCCAGCCAGGTCATCTGCGATGGCTCGTAGCGGATCGGTCCGAAGCCGCCGGCGACCTTCACCGAAGTGTTCTTCAGCTCGGTCAGGTCGGTGGCAGCAACAGCGGCGTTGGTGCTGTAGCGATCAACGCGGCGCTGTGCAGCAGCCAGGGTTTGGAAGAACGACTCCTGGAGGAAGTCGCCAGTGAAGCCGTCCGGGGACAGCACGATAGCGCCGCGACTCGCAGCGTTGAAAGCGGCCAGGTACTGATCCAGCGTCTCGAGAGTCGCAGGCATGATGTACTGGTTGAAGACCTGCATTTGCGACAGGGACATGAGTTATTTCCTTACGATTGAGGGATATCTGGGAACCGGCTTGCGATAGCAGCCGTGCGTTCCTCTTTGGTACCGCCGATTTTTCCTTTCGGGGCCCCGCCCCCACCACCTGCACCGCCGGCCCCGCCGCCCGATGCTTTACTGCCCGCGATCAGTGGCGCGAACGCCGCGTCATTCGCGATTTCTGCTTTCAACTCGTCCAGCGTTGCCGCCGAGAGCTTGCCCTGCGCGTTGAGTACGACCACAACAGGCTTCCCGTCGCGCTGCTCGACGCTCAGACGGCGCTCGATGTGCGGCAACAGGGCTTTGGCGCTGCCTTGAACAGCCAGGGCAGACGCGATGTCAGTAGCGGTACGGCCGACAGTCAGATCCCGGATCTGCCCGCTCAGCGTTGCGCGCTCCTGCTCCAGCGTGCCGGTCAGCTCAGCTTCACGGCGGGTGAATTTCTCAGTCCAGGAACGCTCGAGCTCTTCGACGTTGCCGGACCTGCGAGCGGCTTCTTCACGCTCCAGGCGTGCAGCGTCTTCGGCCTCGCGCGCCTTTCGTTCGATTTCTTTCTTTTCAGCCAATAGTTCTGCGTTTTTGGCCTTCAGGCCGGATACATCTTCTTGCTGCGGCAGACCTTCAATGCCGAGTACGAACTTGCCGTCCTTCTCGGTGTAAAGAGCGCGCACGGCTTCATCTACCCCTTCCAGGGTATCCAGTTGAAATTTCAGCATTGGGTGTCTCCCAGAGACGTAGGTGCAGGCCCTGCCTGCGTGGTGAAAATCCGGGTAGAGTTCTTGCCCGAATTAAAGAGAAATCGTGGAATGCGCCTAACGACCCGAGCGAAACGTGAGCTGAGTTCTCAGGAGACCAAGGACACTGCTACCGTCTCGAATACATTGCTTGTCACATCCATTACAGCCTTCGCAACGCTTGTTGCTGCCGGCTTCGGCGCATACGCGCTTGTTTCGTCAGCAAAGCTGAACCGCATCGAAGGTTGCATAAAGCGCGTGGACGAACGAGAAATGATCACTCGAAAAAAGGCAGAAGATCTGCTCGGCGACATGGGCAGCTTTTTAGGATCTTTCGCAGGCTCTAAGGAGATACCGAGAGAACCGGGTAAGCAGGTTATGAAATCTGCATTTGCGCTAACTGCATATGCCCCTGTCGAGCTCAACTACGTTGCGTTGAAGCTCGCAGTGACAGTACAGCTTGGACTCTCGGCCCACACCAACGAGCAAATGGAAAGTGCGATTGCAGCCGCCAAAGAGTCATTCAGCGGATGGAACGGCAACTACATCAAACACATGCGTTCCTTCGAAGATGAGCGCTCGAAATGCTCAGAGTTGTAAGCCAGCACGCTCGAACGCCAGAGGCTCAAGAGCCTTCATCTGCACGAGGGTCACGGGTGAAAAGTTTCTATCAAGCTGCAGCTCGGCGAAGCGCTCTACGCTCAGGCCGCCGTCGCGAAACAGCTTCGCCCGCATCGGGCCAATGGCCTTGTCCTGAAACGCCGCCGGCTGCTGCTTGAGCCAGTCGTAGTAGCTGAGGTCCGCCCTTACCTGCTGCGCACCGCTGTCGCCGATGGATGCCCGCGTGGCGCCCTCGGCGAACATTTCGCTAAAGCGAGTCACCGCCACTACCGTGGAGCGGCAGTTGATGTGGATCGGCGGCCTCGGTCCTTCAGTGAGCTTGAAGCGGCGCTTGTCGAGCGTCCGGCACTGGCTGGTCGTCTTCGAATCCAGCGTGCTGACCCACTCCACCGACTGCACGACATCGGAGTTGGCTTTCAACGTCTCCATGCGCGCCTGAGTAGCGACGTGCTGCACTGCCGTCCGCACGATCGAACCGGCATTCCGGTTGGTTGTGGCCAGGATGCCTTCGTTGTACTTCAACGCCTTGGTGCCGCGAATGTTTTTGATGATCTGGAAGCTGGTCTGGCCTTCGAAGAAGCCCTGCCGGATCGCGCCAGTGAGGCGCTGCCGCTCGGTGGTGGTGAAGCCATCAATGAACGACTTGAGCAGCTTGCCGCCATCCGCGCCGCGCACGCTGAGCGGGTTGGTGAGGATTGCAGCACGGATCGCAGTAGCACCAGGCACTGCCGCGTCGAACGAAACGCCAACCGGCGCCGCCCGGGTCAGGCTGGTCGCCTCGAACTCGGCCTCATAGTTGGCGATATCCACCAGATCAAGGTTCAGCTTCTCGCTGTACCGGTCGAAGATGCCCAGCAGCAGGCTGTCGACCTCGCTGAGCAGCCGTTCCAGGCGCGCAACGGTGTAATCCGTCAGGTCCGCCCGGGTCAGCCGCTCACGGATCGAGCGGTCGATCTCCCTGAGGAATGGCGCGAACTTTGCCACTTCCCCCGACTTCAATTGCTCGAGGAAGACGGCGTGCCGGATCGTGGCATCAAGGATTGCTTGGTTTGCCGCCATTCGGGTTTACCTCTGTGTCGTCCAGGGCTGGACCAGTGCTTTGCGCTTCGAGCTCGTCCCGGATTACGTCGTCTGTCTTCTCCGGGTTGATCACGCCTCGATCGCGCAGGTACTGCCAGAAGTCGCCTTCCGGCAGCTTGCCGCCCTGCACCGCATTGAACAGCGCCACCAGGATCGTCGCGTCCAGAGTGATCTGGCTGAAGTCTTGGTTGAGCTTGTAGACCACCTCGCCAGCGGCATTCACGAACTCAGCCATCCACGCCAGACACTGGCTGTAAGCCTCGCTGACGTTGCTGACCACCAGCGACAGGACGCTGTGTTCTGCTGCGCTGTCGTTGTCGGCCTGGGTCGCGGTCTTCACCGCACTACCTCGCTCAATCAGCCGGGCGCCGAGCGAAACCATGTCCTGCTTCTTCGCGTCCATGGCCTCCTTGGCAACCGTGTTGGGCTGGGCCTGCCAGACGCCGCAGGTGCCACTGACCGGTAGCAGCCAGGGCGCGCGGGACCCAAGGAAAATTCCGTTGGACTCCATATGATCGCGCCACTGCTCATCAAGGCCTGCCATCCACGGCTGAGGCTGGCCCACCAGGTAGGCCGCTTCCTCGTAGTCCGCGCTGTTGCGGTAATGGCCAATGTTCACTTCGGCCATGTCGTACAGCGGCGCATCGTCGATGGTGGTGTCGTTGTTTTCGCTGCCAACAAACTGGAACGGGATCACCTGCCATGGCCGGCCTATGCCATTCAGCGGCGTAAACGGCGCGACTACCTGCGAAGTTTTACCCGATCCCTCTTGCCACACCTCTTGCGTGTACTGCCCAGCAAGATCCAGACGCAATACCCGGTACTGAACGACCTGCTCACTGCCGAAGCCATCATCCGTATCCACATCCACCGTCTCGCGCAGCACGACAAGGCTCAGCAGGTGCTGGCCGCCGACCTGACGAGTCTTCCAATTGATGATCGACTCTGCGGTGTAGCTGGCGATGTTTGCCCGGGCGCGTCCGGAAAGCTCGTCGGCCTTGCTGACCGTTCCAGCCTCGACTGCGGCGTAATCCACCAGCAGCCCGTGGCGGCCCACCTCGAGCAGGTGACCAATCACCGATTGGGACTGTTGGTAGACGCTCACACCTTGGCCATCTACGTCCTTGGCCACGTAATCAAGCGCGCCGGGGACGGTAAGCGTTGGCCAGGTGCGAAATACTGCACCGACGAGGCTGTGCTTCGTTCTGCCGGTGGCGTTGTAGAACACCGCCCGCTTCTTGTACGCCTCATAACGCTGCTTGTTGTCTTCACTGGTGTCAGCGGCATTGGGCCTTGGCAGATACCGATCGCCGGCAGCCTTGATGGTTTCCGATCCTTTGCAGACGTCGCGCACCAAGCGCCAGCGGTACTGCGCCGCCTTGTACTCGGGACGGGTAAAAGTGACGTCCGTCATCGGGCGACTCCCATTTTCATTGAGGTGACCGGTTTAACGATCGGGTACTCGCGGTGAATGAAGTAACCGCCGCCGTCGTTGGCGTGGTCGTTGCCTTGGCTCTTGTCCGGTTCGCCATTGGGCGCCCAGATCTGCTGCTCCAGGCCGTCGGCGTACGTCGGGCAGGTGAACGGGTTGACCAGGTAGCGCCGCTCGCCCTGTGCATTGCAGAACATGGCATTCATGGCGTTGATCCGATCCTTAACCGGTGGGTTGGCCGCCGGCGCGATGACCGTGAAGCCTGCCTGTTTGAGCATGGCGATATCGGTGAGGCTGGCGTTGACCGACTTGCGCGAATCACCGGAGGCATCCGGGTAGATCCGGATCTCGCAGGTTTTCCGGAAGTCGTTGCCGGTGTGTTCCCAGTAGCGTTCTTTGATGCGGCGGATCATGTCCGGCGTGTCGTAGCCATCCATCAACTCGTCCACGGCGCGGGGCAGACCCTGATCACGCTTGACGTGAGTGATCGCCGCCATCTTGCCAACGTTGAAGTCCATGCCGATGAACAGTGGTTCGCCGGGCTGCACGGTGTCGAAGCATTGGTTCAGTTTTCGGTCATAGGCGTGATAGATGGATCCAGACGTCAGGTTGACGAACTGGCCATTCAGGTACGCGCGGATCAGCTGCTCGGGGTACGACTCCATCAGCGATTCAATGTAGTCGTCAGGCAGGTTCAGCTCATTGTCGAACGTGCTGGCCTGAATCAGTCCATACATGTCCTTCAGCGCCGGCTTATCGCGCAGCTGCTTCACGAACTGGAGAAAGACGAACTTAAAGCCTTCCGGCGTCGTAGTTACGTCCACGCCATTCTTCAGCCCGGGAATGTTGTAACGCATCCGGGCAATGATCTTGCGCCAGGCCTGCTGCGCCTTGATCGACGTCAGCACGTCCAGTTCGTCGACCAGCGCGTGACCGATCTTGAAACCGACGATGGTCTGCGGCTTCTCCATCGATCGGCAAATCACAGTGCCGCGATACTGCCGGCCGCTGTAGATGTGAACCTCATGATTCGCCTGGTTGATCTTGGTCTTCAGCCCCCAGTCGTAAGCCACCTCCTCCATCGTGGGATAGAAAATGTCTCGGATCTGCGGGTAAGTGGGTGCGAAGTAACCAGCGTTGACCCCCGGCCACTCCATGAAATGCTTGCTCAGTGCTGAGCATCCGACCCAGGTCTTTCCGGAGCCGAACCCAGCAACGAACGCGCGAAACTTGTGGGGCAACAGGAGGAACTGCGACTGCGGAACGTTAAGGCTCGGCATTCGGCTTCCTCGCATCCACTACGTCGACCTGAATGCGCGTCGGGATTGCCGGTTCGTCGTCAGGATCATCCTTCCGGTGCCGATTGACGTAGACGTCGCCGACTTCCTTCGCAGCCTGCTCGAGGATCTGCATGGCTAGGCCGATGTTCTTCATCGACTCGGCTCGCTCGACAAACCGGTTCATGGCCCGGAGGCGGTACGCTCGGTTCGCGATTGGGATCTCGGCAGTTTCTTCGCGGAAGCGCTGGCGGGTGTCGTGGAACAGGGTCTGCCACTTCACCGCCAGCCCCTTGCTGCATGCCTTGGTCGGGTCGTGGCTTTCAACTTGTTGGCGGGTCAGTACCACGCCGAATTCGTTCTTGACGGCCTCAGCGACCTGAGATGGTGTGTCGAAGCACGCCAAGGCCTGAACGATGAAGCTCTTCACCTCATTTTTCAGGGCTGCCATAAGTTCTTTATCCGTCTAGGGCCTGTCTAGAATCAGGCCGACTTGAGCAGACAGGTTCCGCAGGCCCTCGCAATGTTCATTTTCCCCACCTCGGCAGGATTGTTCGCAGCGTCTACCAGCTCCTGGACAGCCGGGCTCGCACCGTAGCGGCGGACGACACCGACGAACTCTTCAACGTCGTGTCCCCGCATCTCCAGCTTGGGTAATCCGTCTTGGGTGAATGCTGGCTGCCCGTACTTATCGGTTGCCTGGGCTATGTGATACAGCTCGTGTTCGACCAAGGCGCAGAAGTCAGCATCGGAGCACTGGATGCAGTAGTCGGCTGCCAGGGTGATGATGTAGGCCGGCACGTCGCCGAACCAATCACGCATCTGCTGCTCCATCCGGGCCTTTTGCCAACCACCGGCACGGAACGCCACCTGTTCGGCTTGGCCGACGACTGTCCGTCCCTTCTTGATGAAGGCGGCAGACGCCCACAGCACACGAATGTCCGCATCGATCAGATGGGCATGCTCTTCGTTGTGGATGCTGCCGGTGCCGGCGAGGATCTCGGCCTGGAGCCATTCCCAGACCTCGGGCGCCGGGGTCAGGCGAATGCCGAAGTCGGAAAGGTGGGACGGTTCAAGCAGTGACGCCGGGGGCATTGGTCTTGGCATCAGCCATCCCCTTGTTGATGATCACCGTGCGGACTTGGCCTCCGGTGTAGATGTCCCGCTTCATCGCGGCGCGCACCGCATCTTCAGCGCTTGCGCCCATATCCATTGCAGCCAAGGCATATTGGGCGCCGCTGCCAATGGCGTCTGGGTTGGACAGATCGAGCTCCTGTTTCCAGATCCCGGTCTTGTCATCATGACCTACCAGCATCAGCTTGCCGGCATCGACCGCATAGCCAGAGCACTCCACAGGAACAGGTGACGGGGTGCCAAAGTAGGCGGCAATCAATGCCTTCTCGTCGCACACCGCACCAGACAGGAAAAAGCTGACCCCATCAACAACCTGGCACTTCGGGGCATTGTCAGAAACGATTCGATCGCTTCGGGTTTGGCGAGAGTCGTAGGCAATCACGCCGTCTTTGTAGGCAATGGTCGTCATCGTCTTCCTCGCACAATGCTTGAAATGGTGGCTGGATGCCGGTATTGGTGGTGCTCCAACACTCACGGAGCAGAGATATGAAGTTCAAAGCAAAGGCCTACTACAACAACCAGAAGTATCGGGCGCTCGCCATTCCTGAAGACAAATCACTGGATGATCTCTCTGAGGACGCCTTGCGTTGGATTGGCCCAGAGGTGAACGAGAAGACCATCGACCTGGATACATCAGAACGCCTTTTCGGTTTCGATCCACAGACTGTTTGGGATGACTTCCAGGCCAAGGGCTATTCGGTTTACGAGATCACTTCAAAGGTCACAATCAAGTAACTGACGTGTCGCGACACAATTTGCTGATTCGCGAAACGTGTCGCGACTTACTTGGATCGGCGCTCGATCCCGCCCGGCGCCTTGTCACAGCGCAGGCAGTGCTCACAGTTCAGCGTCCGGCACAGCCAGGCTTTCACCCGCTGCCACCAGATGACCATGAAGATGTGGCGTATTCCGGCCAAGGCCAGAGAGACGTGAAGTGTGATCCCGGCCGTGGTCGGGCCCATCATGAAGATGGTCTGCTCCCGGCTCATCACGACGAACCCGCTGATGGCGATCGCCGAATAGATCAGCTTGCCGATAACGCCGTCCCGCACTCGTCCGCTCAGAACACACCAGGTCGCCCAGAAGGCAATCAAGCCGCAGGCGATGGAGTTGATCAGTTCAAGATTCATGGGTTGCCTCCCCCGAACCGCTGGCGAATAAGCGCCCAGAGGTCAGCGGCTTTGATGGCTCGGTTGATGGCCGCGAGCAGCGATCCGCCGAAGGTGCCGAGAAGGAAGCCAATGCCCGCGACGATCTTCGGCTCGGTCACACCCAGGTAGGTGCTGACCATGCTCGTCAGGTACAGCGAGCAGGCGATACCGGTGATCAGGAAGATCAGCCAGGCGCGCCAGTCCGCCAGATCG